CGCACCCGACGGTGCTGGACCGGCGGAAAGAGATTGTGCCGGTGCTGCGCGATTTCGAAGCGGCGGGCGATCTGACGATCTGCGCCTGGCCGACACAGGATTTCGAAGAGCTGACGCAGATGATCGGCGCGCTGAACGATGACGGGCTGTTGCCGGCAGAGGCCGCTGTTGGCCTGGACCCGGCCGGGGTGGCGGCGCTGGTGGATGAGCTGACGCTGGCGGGGATTGCCCCGGCGCAGATGGTGGCGGTGGGGCAGGGTTACCGGCTGTCACCGGCGATCTGGGGCATGGAACGCAAGCTGATGGATGGCACGTTCCGCCACGGCGGGCAGCCGATGATGGCTTGGGTGCTGGGCAATGCCCGGGCGGAACAGAAAGGGAATGCCGTGCTGATCACAAAAGAGACGGCCGGCAAGGCAAAGATCGACCCGCTGATGGCCGGGTTCAACGCCTTCATGCTGATGGCGCGGAATCCGCAGGCGGGGCGAGCGGCGTCCTATCTGGACACCGAAGAACTGCTGGTCATGTGATGTTCGGTTTCCTGCGCAAGAACGCCGCAGTCACGCTAAACCAGCTGGCCGGAATGGCCGGCTGGGTGGGCTGGGGCACCTCTGCTGGCATGTCGGTGAACGAAACGACGGCGCTGGACGTGCCTGCCGTGTTCTGTGCCGCCCGCGTCATCGCCGAGGGGCTGGGGCAGATGCCGGTGCGCATCGTGCGCGACACGTTTGATGCCCGTACCGGGCTGGACCGGATGAAGATCGACCGCGCGCATTGGGCGCACCGGCTGCTGGCCGTCCGCCCAAACGAGTGGCAGACAAGTTTCGAGTTTCGCGAAGGCATGGTCTTCAACGCGGCCCTGGGTGTGGGGGCCATCGCGATCAAGAATGTGATCAATGGTCAGGTGCGCGAGCTGCTGCCGGTGCCGGTCGGATCGTGGTCGGTCGAGCAACTGGCGGACTGGTCGCTGCGCTATCGCGTCGACTACAGCGACAAGACGCATGGCTATTTTTCGCGCGACGAGGTGTTCGTGCTGCGCGGGCCGTCGATGGACGGGTTCAAGGCGCTTCCGGCAGTCAGGCTGGCGCGCGAGGCCATCGGGCTGTCGAAGGCGCTGGAGCGGCAGCAGGCAAAACTTGCCGGGAATGGCGGCAAGCCTTCGGGTGTGCTGTCGTTTGCGCAGCCGCTGAAGCCGGAAACGAAAGACAAGCTGCGCGAGACCTGGCAGGCGACGTTCGGATCGAACGGGGAAGGCGGAATTGCCATCCTGGACGGGGACGCAAAGTTCCAGACGATGACGATGACCAGCGTCGACGCGCAGTACATCGAAACAAGGCGCATGCAGATCGAAGAGATTGCCCGGGTGTTCCGGGTGCAGCCGATCATGATGATGCAGGCCGACAAGGCGGCAACCTTTGCCAGCGCAGAGCAGATGTTCCGCAATCACCTGGTGCACACGCTTGGGCCCTGGATTGCCCGGTTCGAAGAGGCGGCAAACCGCGACATTCTGGCCAATGAAACCGGACTTCGCGTGGATCTGGACGAGCGCAACCTGCTGCGCGGCGATTTCAAGGATCAGGCCGAGTATTACGCCAAGGCGCTTGGCGCTGGCGGCACGCCGGCATGGATGACGCAGAACGAGGTCAGGGCCGAGATCGGCCTGAACCCGGTAGAGGATGACGGCGCGAACCGGCTTTCCGCTGGCGCGATGAACCCCGGCCAAGGGCCGGAAGGGGCATAGAATGGAATTCAAGCACCTTTCCATCGAGTGGAAGGCCGACGATCAGGGCCAGATCGAAGGCTATGGGTCGGTCTTTGATACGGTCGATCTTGGCGGTGACATCGTTGCGCCGGGGGCGTTTAAGCAGTCCCTGGCCGGTAGTCGCCGCGTAAAGATGCTGTTTCAGCACGACAAATCGTCGGTCGTCGGTGTCTGGAACACCATGGAAGAGGATGCCAAGGGGCTGCGCGTGGCCGGCCGGATGCTGACGACAGTGCGCGCGGGTGCAGAGGCTTACGAGCTGGTCAAGGCGGGTGCGATCGACGGGCTTTCGATTGGCTTTAGCGCGGTCAAGAGCATAGATCGCAACGGCAAGCGGGTGATCCTGCAGGCGGACCTTTGGGAGGTGTCGCTTGTCACCTTTCCGATGAATGAAATGGCGCGGATCGATGCGGTCAAGGCCGCTGGTCTGAGCGAAAGAGAGTTGGAACGGATGCTCACGCGGGACGCTGGGCTTTCCCGTTCCGTAGCTCTTGCCCTGATGGGCGGGGGCTACAACGGCATCAAGGCCATGCGGGACGCTGGCGATGATGGCGCGGAAGAAGTCGCAAGCCTTCTGAGGCTTCGCACATCCCTATAACCGCCATTAGAGGAGTTTTCCCATGGCACTGGACGATCTGAAGCCCCTCATCGAAGAGGGCAACAAGACCATTGCGGCCATTCGTGCCGAAGTGGAAGGCGTGAAGCAGGCCGATGTTCTGACCGAGCAGAAACTTGCCCGCATGGAAACCGACCTGGCCGCATCGCTGAAGGCCAAGCAGGACGCCGATCTGGCCCTGAAAGCCCTGGAAAACCGCCTGGCCGAGATCGAGACGAAAGGCAACCGCCCCGGATCGACCGCAGCAACGCAGAAGGCCGCGGAAGAGCACAAGGCCGCCTTCATCGATTACATGCGCAAGGGCAGCAACGGCGGGGCCGAAGCGCGGCTGTTTGACCTGCAGAGCAAGGCGGCGGACGTGCGCACCGCAACCGGTGCCTCGGGCGGTTTCGGTCTGCCCAAGGAAATCGCGGATCAGGTCGAAAAGATGATTCTGGACGTGTCGCCGATCCGGCAGATTGCGCGCGTGGTGCAGACCGGCACGACGGACTATCACCAGCTGGTCAACCGTGGCGGCCTTGCGGCGGAATGGGTGGGGGAAACCAGCACCCGGACGCTGGATACCGCGACCCCGGACTTCGGCGACTGTGCACCGACGTTCGGCGAACTTTCCGCCGTGCCTGCCGCAACCCGCCATTCGATCAACGACCTGTTTTTCGATGTCGAGGGCCTGCTGGTGGCAGACGGCGCTGAGCGGTTCGCGATTGCCGAAGGCACTGCGTTCATTTCGGGCAGCGGCACGAACCAGCCGACCGGTTTTCTGACCGGTACGCCGGTCACGACCGGCGATGCAACCCGCGCGTTCGGTACGCTGCAGTATTTCTTCACGGGTGCAGCCTCTGCGCTGGCTGCAAACCCGTGGGACAGCCTGAAGGACATGATGTACGGGCTGAAGGCCGGGTATCGCCAGAATGCCTCGTGGGTCATGAACAGCCTTGTTCTGGCGGCCCATGCCAAGGTGAAGGACACGACGGGTCAGTATCTGCTGACGCCGGCCGTGCGCGAAGGCGACCCGGATACGATGCTGGGCCGGCGCATCGTGGTTGCGGAAGACATGCCCAACGTGGGCGCGAACACCTTCCCGATTGCTTTTGGCGATTTTTCGCGGGGCTACCTGATCGCCGACATTCCCGGACTGTGGATGGTGCGCGACGAAATCACGAAAACGGGCTGGGTGCGGTTCCCGATGGCAAAGCGCGTCGGTGGCCGGGTGCTCGACTCTGCGGCGATCAAGCTGCTCAAGGTTGCCACATCCTGATCGGAATTGTCAGAGGGGGCGGCGAAAGCTGCCCCCTTCACTGTTCCGGCAAGGGGGTGGCATGAAACTTACACGCATCACGCCGCCGTCGGCGCACCTGATTTCGCTGCAAGATGCCAAGGATCAGTGCCGCGTCGACGGCGATACCGAAGACGGGCTGATTTCCGACTATATCGCTGCGGCGACCGCCTATCTGGACGCGCGCGACGGTGTATTGGGCGAGGCCCTTGTGACGCAGACCTGGCGGCTTACGCTTTTGGCGCGCCCCGAGGCCAGCATCCGGTTGCCGCTTGGGCCGGTCCAGTCGATTGCCGAAATCCGGTACTTTGACACGGCAGGCGTGGAGCGCGTTTTTGCGACCACGCTGTATCGCCTGGTGTCCGGCGTTGTCGAACTTGTGCCGCCTGCCGTCTGGCCGGAAGCCGAAGATCGGGAAGCGGCCTTCTGGGTGGATTTCGTCGCCGGTTATGGCGCGCCGTCTGCGGTGCCCGAGACAACCCGGCAACTGGCGCGGCTGATGGTGGCCGAGATGTACGACCGCCGCATGCCAACGGGCGACGCAGAGTTTTCTGCGGTGTTCAAGCATCTTCTGATGGCGTCGCGTTCGGAGCGGGGCTTGTTCTGACCCCGCCCGGCCCATGCCGGAACCATCTGCCAAGGATTTCTGACAGACCCTGCCAGCCCGTGACCGGCTGATGCGGGGTGCACCCTATCATCAAGGAGATGAGCGATGACGGTATCTGCGAAGCTTTCGGCCATTTTTGAGGCGACCCAGCTGGGGGCCCACGATTACGGGGCGGCAAATTTCAGCGCTGTGGTGCAGGATGTGCTGCAGTTTTCGATGGGCAACGGGTCCGGGCAGGCGAACCTGCTGTTTGCCGATGAGCGCACCCTGGCATCGGCGGCCAACGACGATCTGGACCTGAACGGCACGGCGCTGCAGACGGTCTATGGCGTGAATATCGCGGCCACAACGCTGGTGGGGGCGCTGATCATCAATGCGCCGAAGCTGGCCAGTGCGCCGCCGAACACCACCAACCTGACGATCGGCGGCGGCACCAGCCCGATCACCACCTTCCTGGGCGGCACCACCCCGACCTTCGGCCCGCTGCGGCCCGGCGCTTTCCTGTTCTTCGGCTGCGATGCGGTCGGCGGGTTCGGGGCGATTGTGGCCGGCACGGCGGATATTCTGCGGATTGCCAACTCGGCCGGGGCTGCGGCCACCTATCAGATCGCGCTGCTGCTGCGCAGCTGATGGAGGCGGGCAAGCTTGACCGGCGGGTGCAGTTCCGCCGGTTCACCGCCAGCGATGACGGGTTTGCTGCGGTTCCGTCCTGGGCGGATTACGGGCCGCCGGTCTGGGCGCAACGCCGGTTCGTGTCGGACGGGGAACAGGTTGCGGCGGCCCAGGTGGCGGCCCGCATCACCGCCCGATTTCTGGTGCGGTGGACGTTCGCGACCGGGGAGATCACGCCAAAGGACCGGCTGATCTGCGAAGGCCGGGAGTACGATATCACCGGTGTCAAAGAGATCGGGCGGCGTGAGGGCGTGGAGATCACGGCAGCGGCGCGGGCCGATACATGAGCATGGAATTCAAGGTCGACGGATTCAAGGATCTGGCGGCGATGCTGGAACGCCTGCAGTCGGTGCGGCGGGAAGAGGGGGCGCTGACGCGCGCCATGATCAAGGCGGTGGAACCGACCGCCGATCTGACCCGATCCCTGGTGCCGGTGCGCACCGGCACTTTGCGCCGGTCGATCACGGTCAGCAACAAGCTGAAGGGCCGGACAAAGGAGGCCGGGATCACCGCCGTGTATCTGGGCACGTCCTATGGGCGGGGCAAAGGCGGGCGGCACGGGCATCTGGTGGAGTTCGGCACGAAACATTCCCGCCCGCGCCCGTTTTTGCGCCCTGCCTGGGATCAGGACAGCCGGGCGATGCTGCTGCGGCTGGCGGATGAATTGCGGCTGCAGATTGAAAAGGCGGTCAAGCGGAAGGGGCGCTGAGCATGGAAGAGGCGCTGCGCGCAATGCTGGGCACTTTTCCGGCCATTTCGGCCCGGGTGGCCGCGCGGATTAACTGGGGGCTGGCGCCGCAGGGGCAGGCCTTGCCCTGCCTGACGCTGACGGTGGTGACGGACGGCCCGGTGGATCACAGCCTGGACGGGCCGGGGCTGTCGCGGGCGCGGGTGCAGGTGGATTGCTGGGCCGCAAGCTATGGCGAGGCCAAGGTGCTGTCGCGGGCGGTCAGGACGGCCCTGGATGCCTGGCAGGGCGGCGTCATCACAGGGGCATTTCTGGCAGGCGCGCGCGATCTGCCCGACGACGACGGCGTGACGCAGAACCACCGGGTCACGATGGACTTCATCATCAACTATCACTTCGGCTGAGGAGAAAGCCAATGACGAAACAGACAATCGCCTGGGGCGGCAAGGTCGAGCGGTCGCTGACCGGGGCTGCGAACAGCTTTACCCGCATCCCGGAGGCAAAGGGGCTGCCGGTACCGCAGGTGTCGACGGAGTACCAGGATGCGACAAGCCTGGATTCGGTCGGCGGGTTCCGGGAATATGTGAAGGGCCTGAAAGACGCGGGCGAAATCACGGTCAATGCCGGGTATACCCCGCTGGGGTATGAGCAGCAGCTGGCAGACCAGGCATCGAATACGCCGGCCTATTACCGGGTGACGATGCCGCTGACACCGGGCCAGACAACCGGCGATCTGTTCGAATTCCAGGGCTATCCGACGCCATCGCTGCAGGCGGATGACGTTGGCGGGCTGATCGGCATGTCGGTGGTGATCCGCATCACCGGGGCGGTGACCTGGACCAAGGGTGCTGGCGCGTGAGATCGGTTTCGTTCGATCACGACGGCAAGGCGTACAGCCTGCGCCTGTCGATGGGGGCGATGGTGCGGTATCAGGACCGCAGCGGCGAGACCATCGGCGCGGCGATTGCGGCCGTGCAAAGGGATGCCTCGGACATGCGGCGGGCCGGGCGGCTGTTCTGGGCCGCGCTGCAGACCGAGGCAACCGAAGCGGATGCGATGGAGCTGATGGACAAGATCGGCATCGCCCGCGCCCTGGAAATGGTTGGCCAGGTGCTGGCCATCTGTCTTGAAGACCTGACGGGCAAAAAGCCGGGGAGTGATGAGGGAAACGCGCCGCGCCGCGCGACGGCGGCGACATCATCGGCGAGTGGTGGCGGAACTGGATCGAAGCGGGGCAAGACCCCGCCGCTTTCTGGGACGTGACCATTGCCGAGGCGGCGCTTGTGATCCAGGCCAGCGCCGCCCGGACAAGACAGGCCTTCGAGCGGCAGCGGATTGTGGCCAATGAGCTGGCGCATCTGATCGGGCTGGCGTTCCACGACCCGAGGAAACTGCCAAAATATGAGCCGGCCGGTCAAAGCCAGACCAGGGCCGCAACACCTTCCACCGAAGCCGATGATGCGTTGGCGCGGGGGTATCTGATCCACCTTGCCCTGCGGAGTCAGCCATGA